TGTAGGCGCCCGCCGAGGTCCTGATGACGTCCTCCTGTATCAACGCCCACTCCTTCTGAATCGGATCGTCCTCGTCCATCGGCTCGCTCGCCTGACGATTCCGGGTGCCACCGGCTCTGGCGGGTCGTATGACCGGCGATTCCTCAACGACGCTGTAGCGCTGGCTGAACTCCTGGAAGCTGAAGGACCTGTGCCGGAGGATCTGTCTCGCAATATCCCGCGTCGTCGTGATCTCGATGCACACGCTCGCCATCTCGAACGGCGACCAGTGCTGGTTGCGCACCAGGAATGAAAGGAGACGGTCCACCCCCTGACCCGCAGCCTGCGACGCCGGGTTCGACACCCTCGCACAATACACAATCATCTCATCAATGGTCGAACCACCCCCCCCATCCGGCGGCTGCGAATAATACACCAGCCTCGCCCCATTCATCCTCCTTTCCACACCCCACCCTCAAGCCCTTAACTCATCCTTGATGATAGGAAATCCAGACTTTACCCGTTGAAACCGGCTTAAGAATAACATCACCTTCTTAAGCCGGTTTCAACCCTATTGAGAGTCTCTTTAGATTTGGGTTGAATCGGGATCAGGGGCATCTTTTTGGTATTGGCGGAAGAGTTGGAGGTCCGTTCGAGACCATTTGATCCCCCTGCTCCTTGGGTTCAGAGGATTCTTCCACAACCCATAGCCATAGATGTGATCGACGCCCCCGTGAGGATGCAGCCGAGCCAGGGCTTGCAGTGCTCTTTGCTTATCGGTCCGATTCATGCCCGTTTCTCTAACAAGATGATGAATGCCTTAAATCCATCAAACCTTCAGTGTTAGAACCAACTTTAATACGGCTTAAGAACAACATCGTCTCCTTAAGCCGGGCTAAAGTTGGTTTCAACCCTGTGCGACACTCTGAAAAAAAGTATTGTTGTCGTAGTAGTAGATGAACAATGATTGATTATCGGGACTATTTTGATGAGAACATGTTTCTTCAGAATGGAACGAGCGCCAGCACGGCACTGAGCATGCTAATCTACTTCAACATGAAGATATCGGGCGTGCGACCATTCCTCCCACTCCTTCTGAATAACGGCTCGGACATTAACAATGACAGGACGGCCTTGGATGCTCTTGTCCGCTTCGGTATATGCCCCGCATCGCCACTATCATCCCCAGAATGCTACGAGTTCGCGAGCCGGCACCCACTAAAGATCCGATACCACAGGGTGAACACAGCTCGTGAGATCATCAATGGCCTGTTGGAGCAGCGCGTCGCATGGTGCATCGACAAGGAGCATTCATTCCTGATTATCGGGGCGACCGATGATGATCGTCTCATCATCCTGGACACCAAGGGGGAGGGCGGGTCCTTCCACGTGGACGATTTTGAGCGCATGGCATCGGTCGCCTACCATGTGGACACGGACATTGGAGGCATGGATAGGAGCCACGATCGGATGCTGAGATTGTCGCACGACCTCGTTCGAGCCATGACCAAGGGCGTCGATGAGTCCCACAATCACAAGCACAGCGAGGAGGTGCTGTTCTGGTCCAACGAGATCATGCGACGGGTGGACACCAAGAAGCTGAGCAGGTGGGAAATCGAGATGATCGGGCACTGCTGCATCCTCCACGATCTCCTGGATCGCAAGTACAATATTCGTGGAGCCGAGGGCGCGGTCGCATCCCACCTGAGGCGCCTCGGGTATACCGATGAGATGACTAGGGTCATGACTGATATCATGACGTCCCTGTCGTACCACAAGACGGTCCATCGAACAGGGACGACGTTCCCGGACTGGATCCACGATGGTTATTGGAACGTCTACCACATTGTCCGGGAGAGCGATCTCCTCGCCTCGTTCAATCTGTGGAGGATGATCGACTTTGGCAGGCACCGCAGGGGGATCACGGACCCCGACACTCTGTCGAATGACGCCATCAGGATGTTTTTAGAGAGGATGGACACGCTCATCGAGAAGGGCGCGTTCATCCTCTCGATCGATATCGCCCAATCGCTGAGACTGATCTGCCGTCTGCGCCTGCCCATCCTCCGTCGCGCGGTGCACGATGATCACCCGGACATTCTCCGGATCGTCAACTACCTCGATATCGACGAGATCATACAGCAGCAGACGAGTTTGTCAGAATAATAATCTGTCGAGAAGCGATTCAGATTAAAAAAAATTTTGAAAATATAAATTTTATATTCTTTAGAATTTTTTTCATTGTCGATTCTTTTTTTTTTGATTCAATCTGATCATCGACCCTGAGATCGGATATGGAGAGCAAAGATGATGCTCGGGAACGGAACATAAAAGATGGGTTCGCAGATGAGAAGGTAGCCATTGGGGGTTGAGCCACCAGGGTTGAAACCAACCCCCATCAAACTTTAATACGGCTTAAGAACAAGATCATCTTCTTAAGCCGACCTAAAGTTGGTTTCAACCCTGACCTCGAGGCCCTGGTACTGGAAGAATGGCATGAAGTAATAGGCGTTCCGGAGGCTTATGGTTCCTCCTCCTACACATTCTTATAGATCGCCGATGCCGATACCCGTCGAATCCCGCTCGGATCAGCATATAGCGGCACTGACTCATAAACGCATCCAGTAAACGTCCACACACGTTATAATGCCATGACCACTCAGATTCTTGGAGAATATCGAGAGCCCCAACGCTCAAACAACTCGTTCAGAAAGCCCACGGGGGAGCTCCGAATTCCGATGACATATCATAAGGTTAAGCACGGGTGTTTCTGAGGAGTGGGCCTGTCGATCCTTCATTGCGTCCGTCCGCGACACATATACTCCGATCAAATCAGAATTGAGAATTTATAAAAATTTTTTCATGATAACATAAAATGTCAGGAGTGTGGCGGCAACCATTTCATTTATCATATACGTCATTTGTTGTATAATCGCGACTGTTTACGTCGAGATGAGTATCGTCAAGGATGAATTTACGAGGCAGGAAAGGAAGTTCATCATAGATCTGCTCAACATTACTCAATTTGGATTTTTAACAGCACTTGTGCCGTTCTTCGGATTGATCCCATCATTCATCTCTGCCTTTTGGATCTTCAACTCCAAAAAGTGGCAACCAATTGTTGAAAAGAGTGAGTTGATGAAGAGATACAGAGCCCTCGTGATACTAGTGTGGGTCTCTACACTTATTTTTGACTTATCCCTGATTTTAATTATGAATTTTGCACCACAACGACAGAGTCAGGGTTTAAACGAAGTTTAGCCCGGCTTAACGAGGTGATGGTGTTCTTAAGCCGGATTAAAGTTTGATGGGGGTTGGTTTCAACCCTGTATCACAACGACAAACGATTGAATGAGCGATCAGGACCTGTGTATCGGAACGATTATACACCCGACCCCGATTTGAAGGAAATAACCGAGGTTGGTGCTTGCGCTTCAATCGGATGATGTGAAGAGTCATTGTAAAGTATCCTCGGATTCAGTTTGATTTGGATACCACAAATTCACTAAACCCTGTTCAGATCTCATCTGATTCTTTCAATCCACCTTAAGGATTAGATAATAAATATCCTTAAGTGTTTTTGAAATCGAGTATGTTAATACAGGGTTGAAACCAACCCCCATCAAACTTTAATACGGCTTAAGAACAAGATCGGCTTCTTAAGCCGGCCTAAAGTTGGTTTCAACCCTGTGTTAATACGGTTGTATCTAAGAGTCATCGGGTTGTTCGCGGACGGTGCACTTGAGGTGGTGGATGCGGAGCGGGGTGGTTCTGCCGATGCGGAGGGCGCGACCGATGATCTGTCGCTTCATGCCGTCGGGCATTTCGTGGTAGAGGACAATGTCGGTTGCTTCTTGGAGGTTGACTCCTGCGCCGTGCTGGACCGAGTTCATGAACAGGATCTTCTTTGTCCCCTCCTTGAATTCCCTGATCGCCCGTATCCTGGACTCCATCCTGCCGTTGAGCTCGGTGTACTCGACGTCCTGCAGGACGTCCCTGATCATGTTGAAGGTCTCGTCATAGGACGAGAAAATGATAAAATTGCCCTCATTCTCAATGATGCGCCGGAGGGCGTCCACCTTGCTCACCTGATGGCTCTCACCCGATTTTTCGGGATGATCCGCTTGACGGTCATCGTCCAGCCGGACGCCCATGTCGTCCATGTACACGAGCTGGTTGGATGCGAGCCTCCGTCTGCACATGGGGCACCCGGCCTGGTCGTTTGTCGGGGTGCTGAACCACTTGAGGATGCACGCCCCACAGAAAATGTTCTGACAGCACGTCAATAGTATGGGCTCGACGTAGTGGTTGAAGCAGATGTGGCACTTGTTGTCCTGGATGACCCGCGAAAGACGGTTCCTCAGCCTGGAAATGTCGTCATCGAGCGCGCTGATCTTGTCGTTCAGCTTCTTGATCCGAGCGGCCGTCTCACCCATGCGCTCGGCCCTCTCGAGCTTCCACCGGCTCCTCCTGAGCGCCTCCTCCTTGTCGTGCATGACGAGCTGGTACAGGTTGGATGTGGTGGACCCGCCCATCGCCCTGACGGCGCCCTCAATGTTCCCGGCACTCACCATGTCCTGGACGATGGGCGAGATGAGGTCGCGGACGATCCAGACGGGCGAGTCGTGGCAGTCGTGGATAATGTCCTGGACGGGGGGCAGGACATAACTGCACTTGACAAACTCGTCCGGGTTCTTGATGATGAGGTGCTTGTAAATGTTGTAGTCCATGTAGGAGCAGAAGATGGAGCTCAGGAAGTTATTGGAGCCCCTCTGCTGGTACAAGAGCATCTCCGGGGTCGCCGACATGAGCCACATGAAGCCGCACACGATCGGGCGCATCGAACGGATCTTGCAGTGCGTCGGATCATCATAGACAAACCTCTTCCACGCAATGTTGGGAAACCTCTGAATGAGCGCATTGAACAGCTGAGGACTCACAACGACCACGTCATAATCGGCCGGCTCGAACTGATCGCACAGGCGGATTGTCGATACAATGATATGGCGCAGGCGCGTATGGGAGAGCTCGTCCTTCCACTGCGACAGGATCGTGGGCGGGGCGACCACAAGGGTCGTCGCCAGGCGCCTGAAGCACGCGATCGACTTTTTTATCACACAGCCATTCCCCAGGACGTTGGTGATGCACGACTGGACGTGCTCCTCCATCGTGTTCCACGCCATCCTATCCCGCAGTATCAGACCGAGCATCGCCACCGTCTTGCCGTATCCCGAAATGTCCGCGTAAATGCCGAGGCGGAGCTCAATCTCGTAATGATGCGCCTTGATATGCTTGTCCGCCTCCCTCTCCTCCATCATCAGGACGGCCTCCAGCTGATGCGGGTACAGAGTCTTTTGCATCCCGTCCACAGACAGCATCCCCCTTTCTCTGATATTTTTTTATTTTTATTAGACCCAACCCCTCATTCAAACATCATCCCCTTAAGCCACCTTATCCTTTGATTGGGAATTCAGCACCAAACCAGTTCGCGTGAACTTGCTCTCCCATTCTGTAAACCCATCTTACGGATGTGCAATCGGCGTTCTAAGAGATGAACAGATGTATGTAATCAGGGTTGAAACCAACTTTAATGCGGCTTAAGAACACAGTTGTGGTTTCACCCCGAATAAGACTTGATGATATTCGAATATATTCACATGGTATATATAGAGAGAGGGACAGAATGATTCCATTCGACCATACATCGTCGTGCGGTGTCTTGTTATGCGACTGGGTGAATGAGTGGGTCGCTACGATCAACAGGACGCCCGACACGGGTCCTACGTTTTCATCGAGGTGGCATTTTGTGTTTGCCATGCTCGTCTGGAACAACTATCAGGCCATTTCCGAAAAGGCGCGCTACCTGGACGGGTTCCCGTCGCCATCGGACACGGGATCGGCGGGAGAGACCATCATGGTCGCTCTCGAGTGCGTCATTCCCGATATCTTTGAACTGCTGAATGCATACATCAGGACGGTCGACACCGCGTCTGTCGAACGGATCCACGCCGAGCACCTGAGGCGCCTGGGCGTCGTCGAGCCGACATCGGAGGCATTCCTGGCCCTGCGGGCGGCTCTGATGAGCGCGTCGACCGTTTACGCCGGGCAGCGCGACAAGGACGGCTGGAAGACCTCAAATATACCGCCGGGAAAGATCATCAACGCGGGCTACTACCTGAACGTCCTGCTGGCACAGAACATTGGTGCCTTCCCCGATTATCGATCGTGGACCCCGCTCATCCTACCCAACGGTCGCAGACAAAAGTACCTGACGCCCGGCTTTGGCCGTGTCAGCTCGTGGCTCACGCCCGACCAGTGGGATCGCCTCGATATTCTGGCGAAGAACACCATAACCGATCCCATGGTGGAGGCACCACAGGTCGCGCAGGTCACGTCGGATCTGACCGATTACGACAGGATGCTCGCCGAGTTGTGGGCGGGAATAACCCCCGGACGGTGCAATCCCCCGAGCATGTGGATGCTCATCCTGTCCATGCTCATCGGATCCGATCCTCTTCGATCGCTCGATGACTGCATCACGCTGATCGCCGGGATCGGGGCGTGCCTGTTCCATGCCGGCGTCGTTGCGTGGGAGTTCAAGTGGCGCTTCCAACAGGCCAGGCCCATCCAGATCGTGCGTCTCCAGAACGCATTCAGCGACATGACCGACTGGCGGGGCCCGGTGAACGGGTCGCTGTGGACGCCCTACCAGGAGCCATGGTTCGTTACACCGCCATTCCCGGACTTTCCGAGCGGGCATTCGACGTTCAGCTCGGCGTGCTCGACATTCCTGTCCCGCTTCTTCCGATCCGACTATATCAGCCTGTCCGGGGATAGTGCGAGCGGTAAGCTGTTCTTCCGACCGATATCACCATTGTTCGACGAGACGCCCGATGATTACCCGTTCACGATTCACGACATGTGCATACCGGCCGGGGCCAGCCGCATACTCCCTGGGACGGTTCCGGCCACGCAGATGAATATGGGATGGTCGACGTGGTCGGCCCTGGCGGCCGCCATCGGATCGTCCAGGATCTATGGGGGCATCCACTACCCCGGGAGCAACAACGGCGGCCTGATCCTCGGCGCGTCCGTCGGGAATATCATGCACACACAATTAATGACTGAATGAGAGTTGAATCAAATGGTAGATACCAGGCGGTTTTTGTTTGATGTCCACATAAGCATCCCGCCTTGGTGGTTGGGCGGGTCATTGATAAGGAAGATTACCGATCATGTGAGCGGCAGATACACGAAGCGGTGCCTTCCAGCCCACGGGTACATATCTTCCATCCGCAGAGTCCATTACCGGGGAGACATGATCATCAGCCCCACGAACGGACACACCTCCTGCCGCATAGGATTCATCGGGGAGTGCACGCTCATCATTGCGGGTGCGCACCTCACAGTAGAGGTGTCCATGGTGTCCATACACGGTCTGCTGATCATCGAACCCCAGGTCATGATCATCGTGCCCACGCGCTACCTGACAATGGACGGGTTCGAGCACAAACAGTTCTTCTCCTCCAGCAAATTCTCCAACGGCTCATCCTCCATCGGACAGGGCGACCGGATCACCGTCTGCTTCAGGGTCGTGCGCTTCGAACACAACCGCTTCGTCGCCGTCGCCGTCATTGACCAGACACCACCATGATCTGGTTGGGTGCAGAAGAAACAAAAAATTACACAAGGGAAATTTTTTGCTCCTTGTGCCGAATGAAATCCCAAACCCTGTGCGGATCAACTCTGGATTTACTCAGGTTCACTCGGATCTCCTCTCCTGAATCCTTACACTATTCTGTATATCCACCTGAAGGATTCGATGAATCCTTAAGTGTCTTCAGAATCAAGTTGGGTTTCCGTGGGAAGGGTTTAGGTTTATGAGATCCACAAGATCTCATCAGATCAGTTGGAAGGTGAGGTATTGCGGTGGGATGATGCCATCGAATCCCTCCGTCAAGATGACGCCATTCGATGACTCGTAAAAAAGAATGCCGTCATTCATCGCACTTCTCATGTCCACATACACCAACAAGTCGCAGTCATGCCTCCTGCCGCTTATCGAATATAATGACCTCGATAAGTGCACATGCTTCCTGCTCCTCCGATCGAGACCGTATGACCGGATCGACTCCAGATGTCTCTTGTATGATCCATGAAAAACATTGGGCTCCTCGATCCTCTGCATGATACATTCCGAATCTATCATGTCGCCAATGCTCCTGCTATGACCCTGATTTGCCCGGATGACAAGTTGGCCACCAACGTCCTTCACGCTGAACCTCCTCTTGGGACACCTTTCAACAATCTCCAACACTTCCCTCAGCGTCCCGCACATCGCACAACCCCTACATACCCCTCCGGATCAGGAACAAGCCCCAACTCACGGAGACCGTGCCGTAGAGCCCACGATAACCACCTGCTACGACTCGTCCTCTTCATGATTCAAACTCTTCAAACATATGCTTAAATCATTTACAACTCTTCGATTTAAGCGTTATTCATTGAAGGGGGTGGTGGTGTGCCGGGTGGGATATAAAAGACGCTAAAGTATTCCTGGGCTTCGATGAGGGATCGGATGGAGAGGCCGACGAGGTTGAGCTGTAGGATGCCCTGGAGGTAGGCCCTGAAGATCCTGTCATCGGGGCGTGGCAGGTCGGAGATGACCCAGTTGGGGCCGTATCGTTTGAGATCGAGAGACGGCCATATCGGGGTGTGCGATACCTGGGTAATGACCAGGTCGTCATCGAACCGCCCTGAGAAGCCGACCCTTACGAGCCCGTAGTCATTGGGTGGGAGGAACCGGGGATCGCCGGGCCGCACGATCCGAACCTCAAAGTACCCCGACCCGCTGAACCTGCCCTTTGTTAGATCGATATTGATGGATCCGGTGGTGTAGGGGACGTTCCTGGTCAGTGCGATATCGGCGGTTATATGACAGCCGGATGATGCAGTGGAGATGTTTGTGAGGTAGTAGAAGGAGCAGTCATTGATCCCGAAAACCTTGACATTGACGGTGAACAATGAGCCGGAGACGGTGTTGATGATGCCAAAGACATTGGATCTGCCGAAGCGGTTGGGGACGGCGGTTATCTTGGTATCATTCAGATATTGTGTCAGATCTGTGGACATTCCTCTTCTAATAATACCCAGAAAAAAAACATTATCGATCGATATAATAGAGATCATGACCCAACAATACTCCCTGCAGTGGAATTATTACTTGTGTGTTTATGACAATGTGGGAGGAGTGTACATCACAAGCTTCTTGTTCGACTCGTTCGTGTCGGGCAATGTGCCGTCGACGTTCCAGTTCAACGATACGTTCCAGGGTTCGTGCGGCGACAATAGCACAATCGCGAATGCGTATTTTATTGACTCGGACCCCGAGAATTCGTACACTGTCAGTATAACACAGGTGGCCGAGGTCGTTGGGACGGACAATGCATCCACGACACCGTCGATCAATATCCACAATCAGACAATCAATGAGCTCACGGTGTCGATCCCGGGTTCTTCCGGATTGCCGACTCAGTCGACGATTGCAGCGGGTGAGACCGCGACGTACGATATTTATTCTGCAATCCCATAACGATGAAAATTAATTCTGCTTCCTGAATAGTAGAGACCATGACACAACAGTATACGTTAACGTGGGATTATTATTACTGCACCTTTGACGAGGATGGATTTATTAAAACAGGGAGCTTCCTCTTCTCTTACAGTGTATCGGGCGCTCAGCCGTCGACATTCCAGTTCTACAACATGTTCCAGGGAGCGTGCGGCGACAATGGCGTTGTCGCGTGCGGCTATTTTATAGATTCGGATGCGGATAACTCGTATATCGTCAATATTGCGCCGACAAAGAAGGCGGCCGCCACATCCTTCAACCCGCCGTGCGTCGAGGTCTACAACCAGACCCAGAACGAGATGACCCTCTACATAACGGACGGATTTGGAACTCAAAGAGAAGAGACTCTGAGTGCGGGCGGTGTCGGGACGTACGACTTGGAGGTGGTATGAGAAGGGAAATTTGAAGAAAATTATTCTCCACAATAATTTTTTTCAGAAAAGAAATTCATCCGATGCAGGTCATTGATAGGGTTGCATCCGAGGTCCTTGTGCCGCGCAAAAAGTGTCATTTTTGGGGTTCCGTTATTGTATATATTGTATATATTGTATATATTCCAAACAGGGTTTGAAACCAACCCCCATTAAACTTTAATACGGCTTAAGAACAAGATCGTCTTCTTAAGCCGGCCTAAGGTTGGTTTTAACCCTGATTCCAAACCCTGTGCGGGTTAAACCCCGGGTCAAACCCAAATTAAATCCAAACCCAACTCGATTTTTAAGACACTTTAGGACTCATCTAATCCTTAAGGTGGGTTTGAAGACAGATTTAAGGAGCCAGAGGAGGAGATTCGATGAGATCCGAGTAAATCCAAAGTTGACCCGTGCAGGGTTTGATATATTCTTGGCGGACATGGTCAATACGTGGTCAGACACCAGAGTACTTTTCTGGTTCCAGTTCCACCACTACTGAAGACAACCCACTGATTGCACTGGCGCCCAATATCCACTCCATGATTGCCATGTGGCTATTCATGATGATGTCCTACATCATATTCCGCACCCGGTTCGATTGGAAGTTCACAATCTCCATCGCCGCACTCTGCATCCTCGGCTGTATCGGCCATGGCATCGGCGCATGCTCCTGGTGGTATAGTCCGTCAAACAACAAGGCGGTGGATATCGCCTGCCCAAAGCAAAGGATCCCTATGGAGATCAACCAAGTCATTATATACGGTTCCTACACACTCATGTTTATCGTCATCATCGCAGCATCCATCATGATGCTTACCGACTTTATCGCATACAAACCCGATGAGGCTTAAGGGATCGGAGAGGAAGGGATGAAAAAGGATGGAGATACTGGACAGGGATGCGAAGAAGAAGACGGTTCTCCGTTCGGACGATGACGGGGAGGTGTTTACACTGATGAGGACGGGGACCAGATCGGATGGGACGGTTGCCGAGAGTGTATTTGATGCGATCTACATGTGTTTTGCGGATTATCGCAAGCTGGACAAGGAGCAGAGGGCGCATTACACGCAGAAGGAGATGAGGCGGATGGCCGATGGTCTCGATGAGAAGATCCTGTTGGGTGTTGTCGTGAGGGACGAGGTCGGACGCATCAGGCTCCAGCAGGCGTTCCGGGATGCGTACTACCGGCTGCACGTGCACGTGTCGAACATTGTATCGGAGGATGAGGAGGAGGATGATCGTAAGCCGGATGAGCTGGACAGGTCGTTCAGGGAGGCGTTCGAGGAGGTGCCACCGAAGGTTGCGCATATATGGTCTCAGGTGGTTTCTCCCTCCAAGTTTGAGAAGGAAGTATTGGGGAGGTGGATGGACATCTTTAGGGATGGTGCGTTCGAGTCCGTTCTGACGGAGAAGCTGGACGCCATCATGGCGGGCAGGATACACAAGTGGATCAAGAAGGGGCAGCTGATGCTGTCCAAGGACAAGGAGACACATGTCCGTTCGCTGCTGACCCAGTTCACCAAGAAGTTTGTGTCGATCGGGGTGTCATGGCTCTTTGTGTTTTACAAGAATCTGCTGGCGGGCCGTGTTGCGGATATGGATCCATTCGAGCCGTATCCGGGGCACATGCTATCGGTCATCGAATCGCTGCTGCCGTTTGACATTATCGTCCTGTCGTGCGTCGAGGACAATCAGGTGAGGGTCGTGTTCGACACGATGCAGGTGAGGAGCGATGGGGACGCGTCCCGCAATGTCGTCCTCCTAATGGCTCATGAAGAGCCTATCCATGCCGAGTCGATTGGCATTGTGCAGGGGGGTGGTGGGAAGACGAAGCTCACCCGTCTCATCGCCCCGGACGATCCATTCGTGCTGTCCGCACGCACGGATGGGCGCGCGTTTGTCCTGTAGGAAATACCTGAACCTCTGCTCCCAGAATCTGCACGTCATGATGCTCACAACCTCCTTGGTGATCAGCCTCTCAACGACCGGCCCGAGCAGGTTGTCGAGGATCGCCGCTTCGTCCGACATTATCATTACCCGACGGAGCGGTATCGTGAGGGGGGTTCAATTTTAATGAATTATCCGGATAATAAAAAAATTTCTTGTCCAACAAAAATTTATCATCATAACAAACCAAATACGGGTTCACTCTGGATTTCATCGGATCTCCTTGTCTTCAAACCTGCCTTAAGGATCAGATGAATCCTTAACTGTATGCATAATTTTTTTATCGAGTAATAGTAGAGGTCATGGCGGGAACAACTTCTTTGTATTTTAGCAGCGACTATATTACTGTCTCACAGATTGATGGTGAGGTCAATTCATTGTGGAATTACACCGGGACCATTATCTTTGACCAGATAACACGTAAATGCGTGTCGAATTCGTATGATCTGACGGAAACATCCTTGGATCCGGACTCGTTGCCGTTTTCGCCTGTAGTATATACTTCTTACCGATGCCAATTACGACTCACCCAGGATCCATCCACCGACGCGTTCTCCTTCATACTGACTGACGGCGGGACAACGATAGGCACGTCGACCGATATTTCATTCGCTGCCGACAACCAGTCGGATCAGACGTCGTGCCAACTCACACTGACCATACCGGAATCCTACACATCCAAGCTCATTATCCCCAGTCCGAGTGGATGTGGGATAGATGTCGTTGAACTGGATCTGGCAGACACGCAGTTTGTATTCACGATATTCCTCTACCAACCCAGTTCTCTGACGCCAGCCACGATAACCAACGTCCAAAATAAGCAGTTCTGCTGGTTCGCCCAGAACTGCGGGAGCATCTCCTTCATAGGACAAACCATCCCATCATCCGGGAAAACCACATATAACATAACAGGGACAATCAGCCTGACGCTGATCCTGCCAGTGTCGGCCGGCAACGGGACCAGTCCATACGTATACTCCACCAACAGCTCCAACCCATCCGGCAATCCAGGCCAGATCGTCGTCTACTTCGACCCAACCAAGGTCGCATGGCAGCAGGGACTCGCCGTCCAGATCCAGACACAGTACATCGCTTCCCCGATTGTCTGACATGGAGGTTAAGGAGAGCCTGATTTTGATATAATGGGTATGCGATTATTTGGAGATATTTACCCCCGTTGGATCCTAACACGGTATATCCCCTGCATCGGCGCATGGGGCTTTTATAGAGGCTTTTACGCCCGTGAAGAGGACAAAGCCCTGTTGGTGAATAAGATCCTCCAATCAACCACAAACGCCTGTCTTTACCTAACATGCCCCTTCTACCCCCTATTCCAACAATCCGCAAGATTCGAAATCGCCCTCCTTAAGCCTCATCTGGCAGAGAAGAATGAGTGGGCATTCCGTGAACTCAATGGGAGTATCAATAACAGAACATGGTAATGACCAACCCAACTCGAGCTTAAAGATTCATCTAATCCTTAAGTACAGATTTAAAGACTCATATGAGGAGATGCAAAGTGAACCCGTGCAGGGTTTGGGTAATGATTCAAATTTCAAATTTGAATTATAACTCATCAATCATACGGGGCGTCATTAGATGGCTTCGGCGTTATCATCGATGATGAGGCGTGTGGATGGTCGGATGAATGGTCTCTGGAGGGATACGGGGTGATCGATCCTCACGTTTGGGGCGGGAGGGCCTGCGCCCACGAATGTGCCGGTCGCGTTGGCCATTCGCATGGTGCGCCGTATGGCCTCACGGACGGCGTCGAGGTGGAGGGTCTCGTCCTCGATAATGTTGGAGACCCTGACGGGGGAGAGGGCTCGGGTCCGTGGTGGTCCCGATTCCTTGGTCTCCTCGACACCGCCTCTCGACTCCTCTTCGACCGGAGCCTCCTCCTCGTGCGCAACCACGGCCTTTTTGATCTCCTCGATAATGTCCTGGGAGCCCCAGAACCGCCTCCCCTGGAAGATGTACTCGACCAGGCGGGTGCTCTTGGTCGCCCCGAGATCGTCCCTGCACAGCTTATTCCTCGTGTCGCACACCTCCTTCTTATCGCACGCGGTGAGATCCGATGGGCCGCACCGCTTCTTGGTGAACAGTTTGAGGAGGTCCGCCTTTTTTGTTGGGAGCGCCTCGGTGATCTCGTGTCGGCGCAGAATGTCCTTGATCTGTGGGATGCTGAGCCGGCTCACGGACTCCAGGTCCACGATCGGCCACTGAGGAGGCGCTCCGGCCGCCGCGGGTGGTGTCTTTTCAATAAACTCCAGCAGCTCATCGATCCTGCCCTTGGCGTTCGGCCACCCGATCGACCTGGCAATCCTCAGCACATCCCCCCGCTTGTACACCTTCTCATTGACCTTGCGCCGGATCTCTTGGATCGACTCGGGCTCCTCCTTCTGCTGTGCGGGAGCGGTCGCCGCCGCCCCCAGGAACTGGAGCAGGGTCGTCTTGTTGCGCGCGTGTATCGCCTTCTTGAATCCCTCCCGCAGCCTCGCAATCGCCAGGAGCGCGGGCACGGTCCTGAGGTGCAGGGGCGTCTCCTCCACGCTCTCGGGGGCAACAGAGAGATCCACACCATGCCCCCTGATGAGGGCGACGAGATCGTTCTTCTTCGTGATCGATGCCTTGTAGTCGTCGAATGCGCGCGCACGCTCCCTCAGGAGCCTGATGTTCCACCCCTTGTGCACCACGGACGGCGCACCGGACGGGGGCTTGGACAGATCCAGCCCATGCCTCCTGAGGAGGGCCGCGAGATCCTCCTTCTTCGTTATAGATGCCTTGTAGTCATCGTATCCCCGTGCATGATCCCTAAGGATACTGACGGTCCACGCCTTGTCCATCGTTGTATTTTTAATCGTTCAATGTATTTTTTTCATTTTTTTAATTGTCATAAAAATTGATCTGTCGTCGGATGAGTTTCGGATAAGCATGTCGTCTTTTGTCGAGACCGTCGAACGGGCGTGTTCGACCATCATATGCAATCCGAAGAACCGTGAGATCCTCGCATCCAAGATTATGAGTCTATGTGATCAGGACGAGCATGCTGCGCGGATGATCCTGTTGGAGTGGCTCACCGATTACATGTGCCGCGCCGATCTCCGCCACGCCCTCCGTCATCTGAACGATGGGCGTGTGTTGTGGCACCACCCCGACCTCGACGCCATCAGGGAGGAGATTGATGAGCAGGACAGGTTCATCGAATCGCCCCCCGAGGTCGACGAGGGTGTCATTTCGTGCAGGAAGTGTGGGTCCAATCGGACTTTTTCGTATTCCAAACAGACACGGAGGGGCGATGAGGCGACCACCGTCTTTGTCAAATGCTCCAAATGCCAGGCCGCCTGGCGCATCTGATCCATACGTTCAAAACTGATTGTTATGCCCAACACACGAGTCAATAATCCACAGGTATTGACTCTTATGGTGAACATGACAGACATGGCTTTTGCACCATCGAAGAACAAGACGAATCACTGCGGCCAGCAGCGACAATTCGAGATCATCCCATGGGACACATGGCATGGGAAGTATTCACCCATGACGGCCCGCTATCTCACCTTCACGAGGACCCCCAAGTCGGACATTCAGGAGCACTATTACGCCTTCTGCCCGACACTGACCGGATCCATCACATCCCATCTAACCAACAATCAGGAGATTATCCTGCTGGAGGCCACATGGGATGATCCGTCCAAGGTGGAGACATTCCTGACCGAATGCATCCCGATCCACAAGGATCAGCGCTTCCAGGACGGGATCATCGGCATCGGCCTCGGTCGATGGATGAAGTGCATCCTCATGTCGGCCATAACGGCACCGATCGATGAAAGGGATCGATTCCTGGGATGGTTC